TGTTAGATTTGAACAAATTGTTTGAAGCTATACAAAATAACGCGAAGGACAAACTCAAAGCGAGCAATGTGAAAGGAGATAAATAATGTCTAATGTTGCAGACTTTTTAAGCATGACACCTAATGACACACCAGATAGTGTCTTGCTACCCGAGGGGAGTTACGAGTTTACTGTGACTTCTTACAGGGCTGATCAAGTAGGTGAAAACCAAACACCTCTGGTCAGAGTAAATGTGAAAGCTAATTCAGTCATTGAATCAGATATAACTGATGCTGACTTGGTTAACACTGAGCCAACCAGAATGGAGTTCTGGGCAACGCCCGCTTCATTGAAGCTAAGTAATCCTGCAATAGGATTAAAAGCATTCTTAACAAATGCTTTAGACTTAGGTCATGTGGATGACTTACCTTATAGCGAATTGCTAGAGATGGCAATTGGTAAAAACTTTAAGGGCATGGTCAAGCACGAAATGACTGGCAAAAACAAGGATATCAAAGCCGCACAGGTGAAGAGAATCCTAGCTTAATTTAGGGAGAGAGTATGAGCAACGTAAGTACAGTTCTTAAACAGGTTCCCTCGCAGATGCCGACAGGTGAGTGTCGTATTGCTTTTGTATTTGATTTTCCAACTACAGACGAGCAAAGACTTGACAGTATCATGGTAGGATCAGCGGGAAAAATGTTTCATGCGTTGTGTGAAATATCTGAAATAGATGTGGAGAACTGTTTGCTTACGCATGCTCTCGCTCAGAAGCCACCACAGGAGAACCCATCCCACTTTTTCTATAACAGGAATCAATACAAAGCTGAATGTAAAAAGGGAGAGTGGAAGTCGAAGTATCCTGTGAATGGCTTCGGCTATTTAAAGAAAGAGTTTGAACATAACATTGATAGGTTATGTGAACAGCTTAATGAAGTACAACCCAACATCATAGTAGCGATGGGGAGTATTGCATTATGGGCGCTGACAGGACTGGATAAAGTGGGTACTTACAGAGGCACTATCCTCAAAACAACCTTACCTAATCTTATTCCCTACAAAGTAATACCTACTTACAGTCCTAGTGCCATCAACCGACAATATGAATTTAGACCTATTGTTTTATCTGACTTAGAGAAAGCAGTAAGAGAATCTAATTCCAAAGAACTAACAATAAAAGAAAGAGAGTTATGGATTGAACCAGAAATCAAAGACCTCGAGGACTTCAAACAAAAGTATATTAGAGAGAATAACGAAGATCAGCCACTCAGTTTCGACATTGAAACAGGCGGCGGTTTTATTACTTGTATTGGTTTCGCTCCAAGCGATACTGTCGCTATGGTTGTACCATTCAAAGACGAACGAAACGTACTCAAAAACTATTGGACCAATGTTGCTCATGAACAACAAGCATGGTCTTGGGTAAAAGAAATACTAGAGAATGAAAAGATTACCAAGGTAGCACAGAATCAATTCTATGATATCACTTGGTTAGCATACAAACAAAACATAAACGTGCGAGGTATTGTACATGATACGATGCATTGTCAACATGCACTTCAACCAGAGCATCCGAAAGCATTGGGGTTCTTAGGTTCTATTTATACAGACGAAGGCGCGTGGAAAACAATGGCAAAGTTTTCAAAGAGTACAAAGAAAGATGAATAGATGTAATGAAAAGAGCTCCGTATTTCTCGGAGTTACCTATACCAAACAATCTGGTAACTGTTGAGAGGGAGATACGGCTGTGGAGGGCTGTGATAGATCAAGCGTTGTTAGACTTTTTACATGAAAGCAATCTCAGTGAAAACCTTTCCAATAAAGAACGCGCCAAGATTTGGTTGCGCGGAAAGACAGATGACTTTCTAATAGTGTGTGACTATGCACAGCTGAATGCTGAGAAAGCAAGAGATTTAATATTCGATATAGTGGGAGGCATAGATAAACTTTATGAGTGATGCATATACAAAACAAGTAGGTGGCAGTCATTACAAAGATTACAAGATACAACCATCACAATTTATCAACGGCAATAAACTATTGTTTGCTGAAGGTAATGCGATCAAGTATATATGTAGGCATGCATCGAAAGGTGGTAAAGAAGATTTATTAAAAGCAAAACATTATATAGATATGATTATTGAACGGGACTACGATTAACATGGGAGACAAAAGCGATGGCAAATATTATAAAGAATGTAGATATACAAAATATCAAGCTTGATGGCGAGCAGACTCTTTGGACTTACTGCGCATTAGACTGTGCTGTTACCCAAGAGATATGGCAGAAGATCAAGTTACAACTAGACGACACCACTTCCAAAACATATCAGTTTGAATTAGACAGTCTGAAGACTGCGATGGCTATGACACTCAAGGGTTTACGTGTTGACACAGACCGCGTCAAAAATATGCGTGCCCCCCTCAAGTCGAAGAGGCTCAAGTTAGAAAGAATGTTGCATCTGTTTTCTAATGCAGTGACAGGTAAAGATTTAAACCACGCATCACCCAAACAATTACAAGATTTATTTTATGTGCACTTAGGTATACCTAAGATCATGTCCTATAAAAAGGGACAACAAAAAGTATCCACAGACAGAGAAGCGTTGGAACACTTACGCCGAGAATACCCACGCGCCAAGCCATTTGCTAACGCGATTTTAGCGCTTCGAGATATAGACAAGCAGTTAAGTGTTCTAGAAACCACACGAGATAAAGATAACCGAATCCGTTGTTCTTATAATGTAGCAGGCACTGAGACGGGGAGATGGTCTTCATCGGAAGCTCCTTGGGGCACAGGTACAAATCTTCAAAACATTACAAAAGATTTGCGCTCCGTTTTCATACCCGATGAGGGAAAGGTTATGTTCTATGCAGACTTGGAACAAGCTGAGTCTCGTGTGGTTGCATACATTACAGGTGATGATAAATATATTCAAGCTTGTGAGAGTGGTGACTTGCATACCACGGTGGTTAAAATGGTTTGGAAAAATATGGGGTGGAGTGGTGACGCGAAACAAGAAAGAGAGTTAGCAGAGCAACCTTATTACTTACACTTCTCTTATCGTGACATGTGTAAACGTGCAGGTCATGGTACAAACTATGGGCTATCCGCCACATCATTAGGCAGACATTTACAGATTAAAATAGCACATGCTACAAGATTCCAGTTACTTTATTATGGTGGTCTAGTGGCAAAAGCTTCCGTCGAAAGATGGCATAAACAAAATCCCGACGCAGGTTTTGATGAACTCCTTGTAAAAGGTAAGGACTTGGGTGGGGGCACATTGCGAATTGAGGGTGCGTTCGAAGGTATCCGTTAGTGGCATGAAAGCGTACAGCAACAGCTACTGGATACAGGTACTTTGATTACACCACTCGGTCGCAGAAGACAGTTTTGGAATAGGCTCAATGAAGCTACCACATTACGTGCGGCAATTGCGTTTGTTCCTCAATCAACCATTGGTGACTTATTAAATATGGGATTGTATCGCGTATGGAATGAGTTACATGATGATGATGGTGTTGAGATACTAGGGCAAGTACACGACGCGATTTTAGGACAGGTTCCTATTGAAAAGGTAGATGAACTCATGCCGAAGATTGTGGACTGTATGACAAATCCTATAGATGTCAACGGTAAGACTTTAGTTATTCCTTCTTCGGTTGAAGTAGGACACACTTGGAAAGATATGAAAACATGGGAAAGGGGGCAAAGTGTCTAGAGTATATCCAGATTATATTGAAGCTTGTGTAAACGCTACAGCACGTAGCCCGATACCCAAGTTGTTTAGAAGATGGTCAGCGATCTCTTCTGTTGCGGGCGCACTTGGTAGACGCGTCTGGTTTCCAATGCCTAACTACGATATACGTTCGAATATATTCGTTGTATTGATAGCTGGTCCTGGCAGAAACAAATCTGTTAGCTTGAACTTGCCATATAGTAAAGTATTTAGCAAACTAACTACACCGCCTGGATCGCAGCCAGATCACTCTACTTATAATACAGGATTAGAAGAGTATGGTTTAATGAAGTATCCATTGTATTCTATTCAAGATAGAATTACACCAGAGAAGTTAGCCGTAGATATGTTTAAGTCTTCAAGATTAGATACGAGATTATCTACACCATCAGATAACTTCTATGATTCGTCATTGACTTTAGTTACATCAGAGATAGGAACTTTCTTATCTAGAAATGAAAGATACTTACAAATGTTTTTGACAGATATGTGGGATAGTAAAGATGAATACTCTCATAAAACAAAAACAGCAGGTGAGTATGTAATTAAAGGTCCTTGTTTAAATTGGATTGCTTGTTCAACACCAGAACAATTTGTAGATAACTTACCAGAGGATGCAAGATCACAAGGTTTATTATCTAGAATCATTCCCGTCTTTTATGATGGTGAAAAGATTCCACAATCTTTATTACAAGATAGGGTAAGTAATGTGGATGTAATTAATTTACGTCATGACTTATCAGAGATTGCTAAGATGTATGGACCTATGACATTAGATGAAAAAGCTTTTGATACAATCAACCAAGACATTGAAGCGTGATTACCACCCGAGCCTACTGATCCTAACCTATCAGAGTATTGCCAAAGAAGAGTATCACACTTCTTAAAGATTGCTTTATCAGTATCAGCTTCTCAAAGTGGTGAAAGAATTATAACATTGGATCATTGGAAAAGAACCAAGGACTTAATGTTTGAAGTAGAATCTACAATGCCGAAAGCCTTAGAAGGATTTGGTATGGGTAGGACAGGAAAGATTGCCCAAGATATGCGGGTTTGGGTCAAAGGGATTATGGAAAACAGCGGACAAAAGTATGTTAGTCTTAAATTATTTAAGAGAGAACTGCTCCGAAAAATCCCGAATCCTGGGGAACTGGAACAAACCGTGAAAGCTATGGAAGACGCGGGTTATATTAGCGTTGATCATAGCATTGTTATCCCTAGGTCACTTGATAAATAGAATGGAGTATGATAGAATGCGAAGTTCGTCTCAACTAAACAATCAAATAAAAGGAGCTTATATGCAAATAAACATAGACTATTCTCGCGACGACTTGTTGACAGAAGCGGGCAAACTAATATTAAAAGACAGATACTTATTACCGACTGAGGCTAGTCCTCAAGAAGGCTTTGCTCGAGCGGCAAAAGCTTTCGCTGATGATGAAGCTCATGCCCAAAGATTATATGACTACGCGAGTAAACTATGGTTTATGTTTGCAACACCCGTCTTATCTAATGGCGGAACAACAAGAGGTTTACCGATCTCTTGTTTCTTAAATTATGTAGATGATTCACGAGAAGGATTAGCCGACCACTATACGGAGAATATTTGGTTGTCAAGTATGGGTGGCGGAATCGGCGGTTACTGGGGTCACGTGCGTTCTCAAGGCATGGCAACCAGCATTGGCAATAAAACTACAGGTGTGATTCCTTTCATGCATGTCGTTGATTCACAGATGACCGCGTTTCATCAAGGCGCTACACGTCGTGGTAGTTA